GTTAATAAATCTCCACTTGCCGCACTTGTTATAGCTGGAGCGGAGACACTTGATATATTCATAACTAAAGATGATGCTGCTAATTTAGTTACTACTGCCACTATAAAATCTTCCATACCTTTTAGGTTGCCTTGATTGTCAAATGCCGGTACTGCCATTAATATTCTAAAATTAGCCAAAGGTAATACTGTAATATGGTCATTGTTGCTCGGCACAATATAAGGATCGCTAGGGGTTACGACCACACTGTTTGCAAGCAAAGTCGCTGGTGGAAAACTAAATACTGACCATACACCTGCGTTAGTTAAATCTGTTGCAAGTGTGCCACGGAGTGTTGTTATTGCAGCCATTAGCCTACCAATGATGCTGGCGCTGAATAAGGCTGGATGAGACCACGCACTCGGTTAATCAGCTGATAACCCATCCGATAAGGGCTGGCACTGATCCCATCCATACCTACCCCACCAGTCTGGCTCACTTGACGTGCTTGCCAGATATCAACGGCAAGAATCATTGCCGCTTCCCGAATGGCAGGGATCGCACTGTAATCATCTTCTTTAGTGTCTTGTCCTGATGCTTTACCACTTGGAATAATGCGGTGAAATGGATCGTCTGCGTGTACTTTGGAAAACTGAATAAATGAATAGCCGTTAGGAAATGAGTAATTGCTAAAAAATGACCAAAATGCTGTAGTTATACTTACGGGAATATTAATACCAGGTATTGTGCCAGTGATTACGTGATTGCCACCATAAATAGATCCGCAGCCTTCTATAGCTACGCTTTGGCCTTTTACAAATATACCTGGGTTTGCTAATACTAATGTGGCTACATTGTTTTGTAATCCAGCGGCCACTACTGGTGCATCATTAAACCATAAATATTGTTTTAATAAATCTTCTGCGGTTTGGCAAACTTCTTCTACTGTTGCATCAGAGTAGAGCGAACCAATCCCAAGATTCGCACGTAATTCAGCTTTAGTCACATAGACAGCGGCCATATTCTACTCCTTATCTAAAAAAGCTCCCCCAGGGCTAGGGCTACTAAACCCTGAGGGATTATTACTTGGTTATTAGGCCTTTGCGTACTTAATGATTCCGTAAGGCATCTTGGCGATTGTTGCCATGAATCCGTAAATTGCTACCTGTACTTGTAGGTTTGATACTACGTTAACAGACATAAATGCCTGAGGTGAGCGATATACAGTAAATGCTTCTGGTGCAAGGATTACAGCTGATCCATCATCAAATGTGGTCGCTGAGAAGTTCTTGTCTACATATAGATCAAGTCCTAATACATTTCCACGGATTGAAGAAGGTGCAACTTGTCCAGCTGCGTTCATTGGTTGAATTGCGTTGTAAATTGGGCGACCAGTTGTATCGGTAGCACCTAGTAGCGCTTGATACTGTGCTGGGTTGCCAATGTAATTCTGTGCAAAGTAACCAGTGTTTTTGTAAATTAATGATGCTGCCTCAGATGAGTAAGCAATAATTCCATCACTGTCAGCTGTTGTAGCTGATCCGTTTGTTCCTGCTGCTAACAATGCTGTTAATGCAGCTGTATCAATAGCTGTCAAATAAGCATTTTGTAATTGCTGTGTTAGCTCTGCATAAAAGCCAGGATATCCCGCTCTTTCTAGAAGCTCTACAGATAGCGTATTCATGCCACTGTATTTTTGGACTGTTCCTGTAAGATAGACGGACTCCATCCCGACATTAGCAACTGCACCTGCTTCTGCCTCTACAGTTACTGAAGGTGCAACACCTGTACCACCAGCTGCGCTGGTTACAAGTGATGGAACACTTATTGTCATACCAGTATTAGGCAAGACACCTTGTGAACATGCATCAATTGTAGGTGTACCAAAACGTGTGTTTGTTACAAACTCAGTTAGGTATTGTGTTGGATTAAATGCTGGGTTGGTTGAGAATGAATCATCTGCTGCTGCAATGTACAGTTTTGACTCATCTGATCCTAGTGCAGCCTTAATTTTGTGCTCTGTGTATGAAGCCATTGATGTAATTGGCGTACGTACAGTTGTTTGAATTAATGGTGCTGTAATTACTGGGCGAGCAGCTTCTACTGTAGGAGTATCAGCCTCTGCCTTTGCTTCTTGTGGCGCTGTTGATAAATCTTCCACAGGAGCCTCGCTTTCTGTTGATTGGTTTGTGTCCTCTGCTTCGTTTTCACTAGCAGCAACTTTAGTTACTTGTGCAGCGCTAAACGCTGGGCTTTCTACCAGGCTAACCTCTCTTAGTGTTGCACTGGTTACATATAAATAATCTTTTTTCTGTATGGACTTGTTTACATCCACTCCAACAGACAGGCCGTCCACTAATTGCTCTTGTGCAAGAATTAAAGCGTCTTGACCTTGCATGCTAGAGCTAATTTTAAAACTAGCGTAAATGCCATCTTCTGCTTGGTTAAACTTTTGCATACGACCTATTGGTTTTTCTGGCCTGTGTTGCATTAACATTTTAACCTTGCCTGGATCTCCAATATCTATTGACCCTTTAGCAAAAACAACCTTACCTACAGAAGTATTACCTACTTCTTCAAATGGCACGATCTTGCCAGCAATAACTCTGCGCTCTGTATCGGCGGCTTCTATGTGGCTACTGAATGTAAGTTTCATCTTCTGTTTCTCTCCCGTTAGGTGTCATTTGTTCCATTTCTTTAGCATCTTCCACGTCAATTAAACCTAAAGCCAACATTTTTTCTATTGCTTCTAGGCGCTTCATTGTGTCAGCTCTTAAAAACGATTCCTCAATTTTGAATTTTACGGAATGTCCTCTTGGTGTTACGTCATCTAAAGATAGCCTATCCTCAATCGCACAGATAAACGGCTGTAGTGAGTAGGCTACAAACTCTTTGCGACCATCAATGATATTTTGATAGGTCATGCTGTTGTTCATATCTGCGCTTATGTAATATGCAGGTACATTCATAGCACGTGCAATTTGTGTAGCTAAATATTGTTGTGCTTCGTTATACATCATATCTTTAGGACTAAATCCTGTAGTTTCGTAAGACAATGTAGATGTTAAATATGCTGTAGATCTATTTAAGCGACTTTGTTTCCATTGTGCTAATAATCCAGATACTTGCTGCTCTGGTAAATCTGCGCCAGTGTTTTTAATGTAACCACTTGGCATTGGTGTTTGTGCGGATACGGCTGCGGCTTTTTCAATATCTAAAGCGCTTTGTATTGTACGTGCAGCTGTAGTTAATACACCTTGTGTTAATCCTTGAAATGTGATAAGTGAGCCAATGCCTGACATTGGCGCTCTAACTCCATCAACAAAATATTCTTCTACTTCTGTACCAAACTTATTTGTTGTAAATGTAACTCTGTTATTGGCAACCCATTCAAAACGTGATGGTCTTAAATCATCTGCATATAATTCTGTTACACGCCAATATGCAACACCATAAAATAAAAGACTATCGACAGTCCATGATATGGTGACGGATCTTGGTTGCCGATAGTCTGGTTGTTCGAGCCATAGAGGGTTCCCCAACTCCTCACCATTAGACTTTTTGTAAAGACCTAACGGCAAGTAGGAAACTACACCAGCTATAAGATTTCTGCAACGTGAAACCGCAGGTACTTGCATTGCTAAATTACGATCTAATCCACCAGGGAAATTACCAACACCTGTTGTAAATGAACCATAGCCATAGGCTGTGTCCATAATGGCAGGGGCGTATTGCGCTTGGACAGTTTCAGTTTTTTTAGTTATACCCAAAGCAGACAATAGACCCATAGATGTACTTTATACCATAAAACGGACTAATAGTGCAAATTAGACAAAGATTTGTGCGGTTTGTTGTGGTTTTGTTAATTGACTTACGACCATGGCCAGTGATATGGCGGCGGTGACTTCTCCAGCCGATTTGCGCCTGATTATCCTAAAGCCAAAATCTGAGGTTTTAGCTGCGCAGTTATTTAAGTGCTGTACTAAGTCTAGCTGACCTGAATGAACCATTGTGCCCTGCGCCAGGGCGTTAGCTAAATCAGAGCAAGCCTGGTAGAAGCTCTGCCCGCTTATGTCCTGTAATTTCCAGCCGCTTTGCTCTAATTTTGTAGCGACTGTTTGTGTGGCGTACTTGTCAAAGCAGATTAAATGTGGGTGATATTTTCTAGCCCATTCATTTACATCACTTGCCATTTTCATTTCATCTATGGCTATATCGCTATACCATAATTGGGCTAAACCTACGGCTATCTTTCCGTCTTTTAATTGACCCATAACTAAAGCGCCAGAACGTCTAGTAGGTGCAATATCAAAGGCCATTATGGTTTGTGGCCCGACAGGGATTTCTAATGTGCTATCACTACACGCTTCTATTGATCCATAAGCCCATGGGCTAACAGCTGAATCTACCCATTGGCATAACATCTCAGTACGTGTAGCTTCTATGCTATTGGTGCTTACCGATTCTTCTAGTGTTTGCTCAGTTATTAAATGGCCTAGTGCTGGGTTTGCCATAGCCCAAGCTTTACGATCATTTATTTTGCAATGTTGAGGTGCGCTATATTCGTAATACCCTAAATTGTCGGGTGGATATGATAGGCAGCGTTCTTTTAGGTCATTAAGCACTGTACTAAATCCATCACCAGCATTGCTAGTCATTAAAGTCATTGAGTTAGGCCTTGCACGTGTTACAGGTAATGCAGCCGTAAAAGCTTCTTCTGACCATTCACGTAATTCGTCCAGGTATAAGAAATCTGCGGTCTTACCACGTGGCGCATCTCTTGTAGCTGCGGCTATCTCATAGCGAGCGCCGTTTAATAGTGTTATAGATTCTTGACCATTAGCCAAACGTATTTGTCTTACCTGGTCTTTTAAGAATTGATTATCTTCTATTGTGTATGCGACTTGTCTAAATGTATCTAATGCCATATTTCGATTAGATGACATGCCCAGGACATTTTTAGAACCCCATAAGAACAAATGTGAGAGTATAAGCATGCGGGCTAAATGTGTCTTACCATTTTGACGTGCTACTAGCAATAACGCTGTTTTCTTGCGCCAATTATTGTCATCATCAATAGTTAATAAATCTTCTAGTACCCAGCGCTGCCATGGGATTAAAGGTAAACCTATTTTGTCAGCTAGATCAGATACTTCTTGCAGCTTGCTATTGCCTTTAAGTAACGGCGTGTGGATTCTAGGCTCGGTGCTACCGATTAGCCCGACCCCTCGTTTATTCTGGCTAGGTTTAGTATCAATCTGCATCAAAATCCAACGTATCTGGTTTAGAAAAAGGTGAGTCTGGCACTGTCCTGGTGGTCTCAGGGAGAGAAGGTTTCAG